CGGCATTATCAAGGCGAAGCAGAAGAAGGACAACGACGAGAACACGATTCTCAAGAGCATGGAGGATCTGAAGAAACAGATTGACCAGCTCAGCGACAGCCTCAACGGCAACCGTTACGACAAGCGAACCAACCCCTGATTTGGAATGAGGTCGCAACTCCACTTAGAATTGCCGTCTGCAATTCTTAGTGGAGTTTTTTTATGATCTGGCGTGCGCCCACTGAAGTCCAAGATCTTCTTCTCAAGGTCAAAGCCGAGCACCACTCTCCGAGACTTGACCAGGGCACTCTCGCCGTGTGCTTTGACGACAGCAAGCCATATGTCAAAAACCGAATCAACCTCGGCAAGCTCGCCAAGTTCACCTCTATTGCGAAGCTTTACCAGCGGGACAGGTTCGATTTCGTTCTGACAGTCCCGTCCGACCTCTGGTCCGAGGTGCTCACGGACGAGCGGCGTAGGGAGGCCTACTTTGACCTCCAGCTCAGCCGCTGCGACATGGAATATATCCCCGAGGTCATTGAGGAGAACGGCAAGAAGGTCAAGGTCGTTGACGAGAGTGGCCGTGTCAAGATGACGAACGAGCCCAAGTACGACGCAGAGGGCAACCCTAAATGGAAAATCCTGCCCCTAGACCTGACCACTTTCTTCGGGAACGTTCGTCGCTACGGCATTTGGCTGGACGAGCTTGAGATGCTGAACGAGGCTTTTCATCTCCACGCCTAGATAGGTTGGGGGGTCCGTGGGAAAAAATAAAGTTTTGGAGATACTGATATTCGGGATTTGGCTGCTAGTTGTGGCGATGCTTGTCGTCCGCTACGCAGCGTCCAAGCGTGAGTCCGTCGTCCCTGATTTCGTCGTCCCGAGGGATGTCCCCGAAAGCATTTCCGGCAAGAGGCTTGCGGTCAAGCGCATCGTTGTCGTGGACGGGGACACCTATGACCTTGTGCTGAGGGATGGAGAAAGGCGTGTTCTGGTTGACCTCGATGTGGCTGCCGCTTCCGAGATAAAGCAGAAAGTCACATCGCTGCTGAACAAATCTATGTCGCCGGAGGTTCTCCTTGAGAAGAAGGGGGCGGACGGCAGGTGGATCGGCAAAATCTTTGTGAAGCTTGACGGCCGGGACACCGATCTTTCATCCTGGCTCCGTGAAAACAAATTGACCTACGAGTGACTCCTGTAACTCATGGAAAAAAAATTCGTGATTCGCTGTCACAAATGCAGGTGGGCCGCCATGACAACCGGCACATCCGATGACTTGCAGCAGTATGTCGAGATTCCGTCGAACTGCAGCTCGTGCGGAAAGCCGAGGGAGTTCAGATGCCCGAAGTGCGGCCGTGTGGCCAAGATGCTACGCATCAAGGGGACGCCTTCATGAGATTCTTTGCAAAGTGCCGTCGCAACTTCGGCGACGGCGCTCTCCTCGAGAAGGAGCAAATGCACGAGAGCGTGCGTTTCACGGTCCACAAGTTCAACAGCAGGCCCAAGCCGGAAGACAAGCGAAGGATTCTGATCATAACCTGCTTCAGCGAGTTCGGCTGCGAGTCGATCGGTCTCCAGTACTGCATACCTCGGATCATCGCACACAACCCAGGCGCCTATGTGGTCTGCGTGGGCTGGTGGGGCAGGGAGTACCTGTACAGGCACCTCGCCGACGAGTACTGGGAGATCGAGGATGGGTGCATGCACCTGAGGGACTTCTCGAACGCATTCATCAGCTCCAGCAAAAACATCAAGCGACTCGAGAAGCGGCTTCAGGAGCACGGTGTTGTATTCAAGGGCTCTGACATGGGCGGCCTGTGCGTAGGCTCGACATGTAGGCTGTGTCGCACATATTGGGGCACAGACGACCCCGATTCAAGATGCCCGACCTGCATGTCTGCCGAGATAGACAGGTCGATACTGTCAAGCACCGCTCACAGCAGGAAGTTCGCCGTGCAGGTGCCACGGCCGTCGATGCGGATGCAGAAGGAGGCCCAGAAGTACCTCGGCGTCAATCCGGTTGGCGTATTTGCACGGGGCAGGCTCACCTACGGCAGGAACCTCGGCCCGGACTTCTACAAGAAGCTAATTGAAAAGCTTCAGGAGAGGGGCTACACGCCCATCTGGCTCGGCGAGAAGCAGAGCACCATACCTTGCCCAGTCGAGGGCATCGTGGACTTCAGCAGGATGCCGGAGGCCAGAAATCTAGAGCTGACTCTGGCAATCGTTTGCCAGCTCAAGTTTACTGTCCAGTTCTGGACTGCCTCCACTAGGCTCGCATCGATGATGGGCGTGCCGTGGATTCTCTTTGAGACGCCAGACCAGATAGTCGGCAACGGCCAGGAGGGCAAGAGGATAGTACTGACTACGGATTACAACAAGAAAAAGCTGGTGATAGCCCACTATTTCAGTGTTGTGGAGGATCACGAGCGTGCGCTCGGGGTCCTTGGCCAAGCTATTGACGAGATGAACCAAGACAACTGGGACGACATACTTGGCCTCGTCGAGGACGAGAAGACAGTCAACGAGATGCTCAAGAAGCAGAAGGCGTGGAGGGACATGTGAACTCGGTCGCCGATTTCCTGAAGAGGGCAGCCGAGCGCAACGGCTTCCGCCGTGACAGGTTCGAGGAGCGCAGGATGCCGACTGACTTCAGCGGCGTAACAATCATGCCGTTCTTCGGCGACATGCGGAGCTCCTGCGTGCTGTCCTCTCTCGTCCTGCAGAGGTTCAGGGAAGAAGTCAAGGGATCGAAGTACTTCGTGATGGCCTCGTGGCCCGGCATGCAGGGTCTGTTTCCCTATGTGGACGAGTACTGGTCGTTTGGCGACATGGCTATCGTTAAAAGGTTTTACGAGGGTTCAGAAGGTCTTAGGAACAAGTCGGACTTCTACCCAACCTACATCCGTAATTTCAACGAGTTCTTCAGGGATGTCGTTGATGGTTCGGAGCTGATGAAGTACTACCGAAACGGGTTTACTCCGCAGTTCTTTGAGAAGTTCAAGGACACAAAGAGGTTCCTGCCTTTCGTTCCAAGCGCATCGATACTCGGGAAGGAAATTAACCGAGATATGATGTCTAAGCCGGGCTACAAGATATTCCTGACGCCAAGCATATTCTGCAGAATCTGGGGAAACGGCGCAAGCAACCACATAAGGCCCAAGAAAGAGTTTTGGGTTGAGCTGTGCAGGTTCATGATCGAGTCTGGCGTTACTCCGGTCGTGTGGCAGAACTTCATGTCTTGGGACATATCGGACGAGGTGGGGGACGGCGCAATTTACCTACGTGAAAATGACGCCGTTCGTGCAATGTCGCTTATGAGGTCGTGCTCCTGCGTGCTTGACGTGTTCAACGGCCTCTCTCGGTTCGCTCTACTTGCGAGGGCCCCTTTTCTCGCCATCGACGAGAGGACGAGGCACAGATACACATCTGAGACTGAGATAGACGAGCTGCTAGGCATAAGCATACCGAGGCAATATATTTTTACATTCAGCACTATTGTAACTGACGGCAGCCCTGGCCTCTGGAGGCATGAGCTCTTCAGGATGATACTTGGCAGGTTCGACTCGTTCCTGCCTTACGTCGACCGGGACATGCTGCCTTCGACCGTGGAGTCGAACGAGCCCTTGCCATATGGCGAGAACGTTCACGTCAAGAAAAGGAAGCGGCTCGGGACGAGATTCATCAAGGTACAGTACGACTAGGGGTTTCTTTATGGCTTGCAGAGTAGAACTGAGGGACTTGCCACCCAACCCGAGCTGGCACGAGCGTGAGATCGCTTTCAAGAAGATGTTTACTGCGTTTAAGAAGGCAGTGGCCGAGGCGGGAATCCTGCACGACTACAAGGAGCGGGAGTTCTACGAGAGCCCTGGCCAGGGCAGGCGCAGGAAGAAGAGGGAGGCCGAGAATCAGCGCCTCAAGGAGAAGCTGCGTGAGAACTTCCCGGAGCGCAAGCGGGCCAAAAAGGGCGACCGACGCAAGAAGAAGGCCTAGACATGACAGCTAAAAAGAACACGATCATGAGCCTGCACGTCGATCCCGATACGCAGGACAAGATCAAGGCGCACGCCAAGAAGAGGAACATCAGCGCATCGAGGCTGATACGGGACCTCGTCGACAAGAACCTCGCAAACGTCGAGGACGAGGTCGACACCGTCATTTTCAAGGTGCCGTCGTCGGCCAAGAAGGATTTTGATACGATGCGTTCCTGGTTCCTCGCAAGAATTGATGCCGTTTCCAAGGCGGTGGTTGGTGAGCAAGCTTAACCTGTTCTCTCTGGTTCCAGAGGCAGACATTCCGGCTGTCACCGACATGCCGGATGAGCTGATTCACGTCTACATCGCAGCGATGCGAATGGAGCATGTGTGCCTGACTAACGCAGGCATAGGCCTTAGCGCAGTGCAGGTCGGCCTGCCGTGGGACATGTTCATCGTCCACAGGCCAAGCAAGCATTCCTACCCGTCCGAGTTCGAGTACTATGTTGGCTGCTCTTACGAGGGGCTCGGCGACAAGTCGAAGTCGATCGAGGGCTGCCTCAGTCTGCGCAAGCCCGACGGCGCAACAAGACGCTTCGAGGTCGATAGGTTCCAGTCTGTGAGAGTCAAGGGCAAGAGGTTGCTGCTGAGCCAGAACGGCTCCGAGGCCCGCCTCGAGGAATTCGAGAGTGTCGAGGACGGCTACTACGCAGTCGTCTTCCAGCACGAGATCGACCACGGGAAGGGCGTGCTCATATCGCACATAGGCACAGAGGTGGAGGTTTCGGATGCTTAGCCTTAGGCAGCTTGAGGACGTTTGCCTTCTGAACAGCCGCAACCACGAGCGTTGTCGCTACCTAACGCAAGACGAGAACGACTCGTCCAAGTTCTACTGTCTCAAGCTCAGCTCCAAAAGGGACGAGATTGACGATGAGGTTGAGGACTTTGTATCCGAGTCAAGGAAGCTTGGCAGAGACCCCACAAAAGACAATCTGCCTCTCGGCGACAATTGCTCCGGCTACAAGCTTTTCAGGAACATACTCCAGGGGTACGACTGCTAAAGGTTCTTCTTGATCAACATGTAGACTTCCCTTCCCCTGTCGTTGTCGACAGCCGCCCGCAGTACCTGCTCGTTGAGGACTGGGTCGTTGTACCTCGCTATCTCTTTTGCCATCATCTCCGTTGTCTTCTCGCTTTTGATTGCCCTGTCTCGATACCAGTACAGGAACATGCCAAGTACGATGATGGAGAATATGAATATGAGAGCCCCGTCCCCCTGAATGATCTGGATGCCAGTATTGTCGTTGCGTGAGACTGCGGTGTTAAGGTTGACCATCCCAGTCTGTATTTCCTTCAGCTTGCTGTTGGTGTTGGTCATCTCCTGTCGTATCCTCCCTAGCTCGGTCATGACACCGTTCTGGTTGGACTGCATATCCTCTACCCTGCCGCTGTTCCTGTCGATGCGTGGCTGGCTGCGTGGATTAAAGTTGGCGCAACCGACCGAAATTGCCGATATTGACAGGATTGCCACAAGCAACAAATTTTTCATGGGTTTCTCCTGAGCTATGTATTTACTCGGAAAACTTTTTGGGGTAGCTTTATCCCGGATCGACAAGCAAGTCGCAACTATGAGGTGCAGGATGTTCCCGTCCGACGAAGAAAACGACGATGAGCTGCTCCCGATTGGCAAGGATGACAGCGAGGCAAACGCTAGGAGTGAGGCTTCTGGCCTAGCCAAATATCACATGGAGAGATTCTTCTCAGACAAGAAGCTGGCCACGGGCGGCTCTGTTACGAAGACTTTCCTTTTCCATCCCAGCAGGCTGTCGATGGTTCTGGGGTACTCCATATGTGATGGGGTCGACAAGGTCTATGGAGCCCTCAAGTCCGAAGTCGCCACCGAGAAGGTCAACCCCAACTCGCTGCCGAGCGATATCAGGATGGTGACAGAGACATTGAACCTGATCGCAAGGTCCGGCGTTCCGCAGCAGTACGCCGGAGGAATGCTCTGCGTCTATGTGGAGCTTGTCGAGGGCGTCAGGCTTGAACCGTGATCTGGCCTGGATCGGCCGTCTCTACGAGACAGCGGAAATTCCCAAGGACAAGCTATATCTCCTGAAATACTTTGACACACCAACGCAGGAGGCCTTCCTGCGTTATGTTCTAATTTTCGATGACCACAAGAACTTTTCCGACCACACGGGAATCATCGCCCAGAAAAGGTGGCTCAACACCCTCAGGCGCCGCTACGACAGGCTTGAGGCTGAAAGGGTTCGTGCACGTGCCGAGATGGACCTTGAGAGTCTGGCGAAAATAGAGTCGGGCGATTTCAAGATTGTCTGAATTGCCATACATAACCTTATGGCACTAATCAGCTTCAAAGACTGGCGCAGCAAGATGACAGAGTCTAGCCCCATGACCCGAATTAGGGCGGGGCTGCCGAACCAGTACCCCATGCCTGCGGACGTCATGTCACGCTCGACGCCATCGCCCCAAGTGATGGACATGGCTATCAAGGCCTTCGGAACGCCCGAAAAGCCGGCAAAGAAGAAGCGTGTCCGCAAGAAGAAAAAGAAGAAATGACAGGCTTTTACGCATATCTCGCTGCCATCAACGAGGCAAAGCGTCGCAGACCTGCGGCTAGCGGCGAGGTTGACCGTTGGCTCAAGGCCGTCGAGGATCTGGCCAAGGACCTTGAGGAGTACAAGAAGGTCAAGTCGACCACGGACAAGAAGCTCAAGGAACTCAAGGACAAGCAGAAGAAGGCCAAAGAAAGGCTCGACAAGGAGCGTGAGCAGGAGGAGAAGCGCAGGGACAGCGTGCGCAGAGAGCTGCTGTCTGCCAAGGCCGAGAAGGAAAAGGATTCGCCCAAGGAGGGCAAGGATAAGGACAAGGGCGGAAAGAAGGCAGACGGATTAGACAAGCAACCTGGCAAGGGTAGCAAGAGCCAGAAAAAACCAAGCTGACTGGCCTATAATTATGACAGCAATGCTTGGGGGTTCTACATGTCAGAGACTGGCCGACACATCGTGCCTGCTGGCCTGAGCGACGAAAAGATCCTCAGGTCCGTGCGGAGCAGCATCCACACGCATGTAAGCAGCACGCCCACCTACCTCATAGCGGTCGCCGTGTCCAAGGACGGCAGCAAGAACTTCGTTAACAAGCTCAACTGCAGGAACGGCATCCCGATCAACGGTTACATATACGACGCACAGAGCGACTGCTACTTTTATGAGTGCGCAGACTTCCTGCACCTTGGAACCGTCCCTGTGTCGCTTCGCCTCACGCTTGACGGCGACTTCGGCTGGGATACTGCGATGCCGATACCGCCGAAGTCCGTGCTCAAGCTTCTGAACCCATCACAGAGGAAGGCCTTTTCCGGATTTAAGAGGCACTTCAAGACATCCGAGTACGATGTTTCTTTCGTGCAGATGATACATCCGAACTAAATTGCCCAGCCGTTCCATACATAATGCATGGCTTGCTACTCAACTGGCATCGGATGTTCGCCGCAGCCGAACGGATGCCCCGACGAATATGGCTGCATTCCTGGGGTTTGCCCCGATTTCGTGATTCGTCGTCACGACACTAAGCCGGTATTCAAGGTAAAGGTGGAGGACTGCGACGGCCCCATCGACCTGACCGACTTGGTGCTCGAGGCCACGATGTGGGCGAAGGCTCGCCTGAAGGTGGCCATAGACGAGAACGACACGGTCATAGGCCTCGCCGACAACATCGGCTTCAACCAAATCATGGTCGGCGACGTGATCATGATGAACCAGGCAAGGCTGCCGGAGAAGATGCTAGTCCTTGGTTTCGACGAGCAGAACAGGGTGCTTGAGGTTCAGCGTGGCTACCACGGGACGCCCATCCAGCCTTGGCGCAAGGGCGCCTCGATGAGGATAATCAAGTTCAGCAACGCAACCGCCACCACGGAGATGACATATCAGGATGTGCTAGAGCTTGACGGCACCGTCACTCAAGACGTGCTGATGGACAGCTTCCTCGTCTACGAGTGGAACGCCAGCGATACCTGCCTGCCGGGCTGCTACTACCTCGAGTTCAAGCTCATGAAGCTGCTTCTGCTGGCGCCATTTGCATCGCAGGGCCAGATACCGAGCGGCCTTCTCCCGAGCGGCGTGGTTCCAAGCTTCACCCCTGCGAGCTACACCCCCTCCAACTTTGACTGCGGCGCCGCCCCGAACATCGAGTGGATACGCAGGTTCCCCGTGGAGGGCGACGGCTTCCTTATCAAGATCACCGATTCCCCAACTATCGACGACTGATTTTTTGATAACTCTGATCTAGTGTCCTATATTTCTTTGTCAAGGGCATATGGAGCCCCACGGATTGGCGTACATTCGCCGTCAAAAGGCGAGAAGGAGAAGATGAGCGGCGGATTCTACGGCAGGGGCAGGCGTTTCGGCAGAGACCCCCGTGAAAACAAGCAGCAGAACGAGCACAGGGTCAATTTCGAGATACGTGTGCCACAGGTCCGTGTGGTGCGGGACGAGGAACAGCTAGGGGTAATGGCTACCGAGCAGGCACGCAGGATAGCGATGGATGACGGCCTCGACCTCGTGGAGATCGCCCCGACCGCCAAGCCTCCCGTGTGTCGCATCATGGACTACAGCAGGTACAGGTACGAGCAGAACATCAAGAAGAAAGAGGCGGCCCGCAAGCAGCGTGACGCCGTGATACAGCTCAAGGAGATAAGGCTGAGGCCGAACATCGCCGACCATGACGCCGAGATCAAGGTCCAGCAGGCCAAGAAGTTCCTCGAGGAGGGCTCCAAGGTTCAGTTCTTCCTGCAGTTCAGGGGCCACCGTGAGATGGCCCTCCGTGAGCAAGGTTACAGGGTCGTCGAGAAGATCATCGAGATGCTCGGCGAATCCGCATCGGTGGAGCGTCAACCGTCGATGGACGGCAGGTCGATAATCTGCGTGGTGGCACCAAAACAAGGTTCCTGATGGTCTCACAAGAGCGAATCGACAAGGCACTCGAGTTCCAGTCCGAGCTGCTGCGCAGGCTTGATAGCGGGCCAGGCATATGCCCGGTCGCAGGGCCTCGTGCAATTATGTCCAAGATCAAGGCCAGCGACCCAAGCCTGCTCAGCATGGCCTTCGGTGAGTTCGGCATCTGCCTCGGCCGCTTCATAAAGTCTCTCGACCTTGGCCATCCAGAGTCGATGTCCATATGCGACGCCATATTCGGAACTGACCATTTTTTCGCCGACAAGTTCTATGACCTCTTGATGCTGGCGGAAATAGCAGTCGAGCGTGGCCACACCTCCTGCTTCCCGTTTCTTGGGCAAGCCGTAATCAAGGAGTACATGAGCAAGCCGGTGTACAAGAGGATTGAGACCGGCCAGACTGCGAGATCATATGTGCGTGTGGTGGAGGATCGGAGGCAGCGTGAGTCTCTGCGCAAGGGCAAGAGAACGCAGATCATAGACATGCAGTCGCTATACAAGAAGGGCGACGAGGTCTGGAGTGCTCAGCCCGAAGACTTCGGCAGGTTCATGCGCTTCGACTCAGCCTACCGATCCGAGCTTGAGCAGGCCGAGAAGAGGATGCTCCGCTACAAGGACATGGGCTGCTCTACTCTCGCTCAGGAGATGCAGAAGAGCATCAACTCCTTCCGTGAGAACATGGACCAGTCCTACTACGGTTTCAACCGAATAACGATGACGAACGCCGCAGTCGTGCTCGCCAAGTTCCTCGGGTACAGGTTCGTTCCTGAGCAACAGATGAGCATCGGTAGCTTCTCCTACTCGGCCAACCCGAAGATAGTGATTGACCAGTCATCTCTCGGCGACTACAGGTTCACGGTCGACAACTACGTGGGCGGCCTGAGCCAGGAACAGGCGATGGCCAAGATCATGGGCCAGAAGCATGTGTACCAGCCCAAGGTCTATCCATACCCGATGCTCGAGGACCTTGCCGGCGACGGGGTTAGGAAGATCGTGGACTGCCTCGAGAGGTTCCCCGAGGTCGGCGGAAAGCCCATATTCGATCACTACGGAGTGATAGTCCCGAGCGTGCTGTACACCGAGTCCTGCTTCAGGGACAGCAACGGCCTGATCCAGCGCTTTGACGACATGACCGAGCTGTCTCTTGTCCTCGACAGGTCGCTGATAAAGACGAAGTCGGTCATCCCTGTGCTTGTGGGCGAGCGGGACAACAGGTGCTTTTTCATTTCTTACTGGATTTGACGATGATGTACACGCTTCAGAAAGAAGAGCTTCTAGAGCTGGCGAGAAGGGTGTTCGACGCTTCCGTGGACAATTACATGGATTTGCGGGATCAGACATGCGACCACGTGCTTGAGGCATTTCTTGCCGACAAAAAAACGCTGCCAAACACTAACCTAAGCCTGGGAAGCCTTGGATTTTCCGGTGCTGGCACCCAGGTAGTTACGCTCAGCCACGTCGGGCCGAACACCATCAGGCCCAATGATCGCCCTGAGACGCCACCTGGCAACGGCGTCTGGCCTCAGGTCGGTATCGGCAACGAGCATTTCAGCCTGTGGAGCAACCAAGTCTTCCATGTTACCGACGGAAACATCACGCAAGGCACGGTGAACGTGCAGACAAGTTGAAAGGTGCGCAGAGATGGCGAAGAGCAAAATCATTACCACGACGGAAGAAGTCCTTCCCTTGGTTGGCGTAGACAACACCAACCTAGTACCTCGTATCACCGACGTGAGGCCCTGCGGGTCGCAGGTGCTCGTCGAGATTCTGACTCCGCAGGAGATGATGAACACGGTGCTCACCGTCACGGAGAAGACCGACCCCAAGGTGCCTCTGCAGGGCTATGTCCGTGCAGTCGGCCCCGCCTTTAAGCCCGGCGATTATGGATTCAAAGTCGGTGACCGTGTGCTGGTGTCTGGGACGGGCGTCATGGCTCCTGTCTTTGACGAAAGCCATCGAGACCGCTTCTTCATGGAGCCCCACTCCATCAAGAGCGTGCTCCTTGAGGAATGAAAAACTTCTACGCCATTCTTGGCGTTGAGAAGAACGCCTCCAAGGAAGAGATAACTAAGGCCTACCGTAAGGGAGCCAAGACTCATCATCCGGATGTGAATCCGGGTGATGAGGGAGCAGCACGCCGTTTCCAAGAAATCCAAGAGGCGTACGACACACTCTCAGATCCCGTGCGGCGTGCTGAATACGACTCCGGCGGGATGTCCTTCAGGTCAAGGCGTTCGGGTGGAGGCGGTTCGCCCTTCGGCGACCCATTCATGGACGCCATGAAGGATTTCTTCGGCGGCAGCCAGTTCCGTGGCAAGAACCTTCAGGTCAGGCTTGAGATCGATCTTGAGGAGGTCTTGAGGGGATGTCGCAAGGAAGTGTCTGTCAAGCTGAGAAACAAGTGCAGCTCCTGCCGTGGATCCGGCGTTGAGAGCACAGAGACTTGCGTCCTCTGCTCTGGCTCCGGTTTCGTCAACGTTAACAACGCACCATTCGAGTTCCGGCAGACATGCAGCGGCTGTATGGGCGTAGGCAAAATTAACCCCAAGCCATGCTCTGAGTGCGCAGGGACAGGCAGCCTGCCCGGCCACCAGGAGAAGAAAATTTCTGTCGACGTTCCAGCAGGCGTCGACAGCGGGATGAGCATAAGGCTCTCCGGACAGGGAGAGGAGTCTGTCAATGGCGGCCGACCCGGCGACATCGTCGTGTACATATTGGTGAAGGATCACCCCTTGTTCTCTAGAGATGGCATCGACCTGCTTGTTGACATACCTGTCTCCTACACCCAGCTAGCACTCGGCGCCGAGATCACAGTACCGACCTTGTCTGGGGAAAAGCTCACCGTGCGCATACCTCCGGGTAGCCAGTCGCACGGAAAGCTGAAGCTCCGAGGAAAAGGTCTCAGCGTTCCATCTGGATACATCGGCGACCTATTCGTCACGCTGAAGCTGGAGACGCCTAGGCAGCTAACCGGCGAGCACAGGAGCAAGCTGGAGGAGCTCGCCGCTATCGAGCAGGCCACCTCGACCCCGAGACGTGACGCATGGCGAAAAATCGTTGAACAGGGCAATACATAAAATCGTCGTCTGTCAGAGGAGCGGTCATGAACAACAACAAGTTTTTTTACATCGTCGTCGGCCTGACTGCTGCCATGCTCCTGGTCGGCGTAGGCGGCAAGCTTTTCGTTGACAAAGTGGCCGATGTCGTGGTCGAGAAGATGAAGAAAGAATACAGCCCGAGCCCCTACGGGCCGGGCATTGACCCAGACAAGATCGACGTTGACCGCCTTAAATGACCTCGCACGACTGAATCTTCGATGGAACGGCCGACCCGTCATGGGGCAGCCTTAGCATGCTGTAGGCCATGACCCTGCCGACCGCCGGCTTGCCCTTAATCCTCCTGAACTCGTCCAAGCTGAAGAAAAGCGTGCTGCCGTTGTCCAGCCGGACTATTATCGGGTTCCTGTTGATGATCAAGGTGGTGATCTTGCCCCTGTTGCTGACCGTCGGTAAATCCAAGTCGACTTTCGGCACAAAGAACTCCTTAGCCCAGTCGAATGCGCCCTCGGTGCAGAATGATCCGTATGCCTCGACCGTGTCACGGATTGCGGTAAATTTTTTGAAATTTGCTTCCATCTGACTCATCTTAGTTTGGCAATGTCGGTGTTGATCGGACCAAATATCTAGCGTGACATGGAACAGAAATACTTTATACGCAGCGCCTCCACCATCGTTTCGATGGTCGTGACGTTTGCAGATCAGAACAACCAGTTGAGCACCGTCGCCGTGAATGTCGATATGGCCAACGACAGGGTGTACTTCGCCGAGAAGGTCGAGGGAGTTGATTACGATGACCTCGAGCAGGAGATATTGAAGCACCTCCGTCCCGAGGGACTTGAGGCCCCGAAGCTCTCACCCGAGATGGTCAAGCAAATCAACGACATCAAGAGGGGCGTCTTCGAGGGGCAGAGCATTAAAAACCAGAGGTGATGTGTGGCGACCAATAATGCAGAGAATTTCAAGTTCAAGGTTGTATCGACCGGCAACTCCGACGTGGACGGCAGGAAGCCGTGCAAGCTAGTCCGTGTGACGCTAGAGAAGGTGTGTGCATGGATCGATGCGAAGAAGCTCGATAAGACCGTCACCGAGGAGCTTAAAAGGTCAGCCGGAACCTACCCAGAGAACGCCCTTGAGACTTGGCTGAAGAACTTCGGCACTCATGTCTCGAGGGCCAGGAGGCTGATCGCAAAGCGTGGAAAGCCCGCCCAGACATCGCCAGGGCTTGAGGACATAAAGGCGAAGCCAATTCCTGAGGCTGAGGATGATCTTGGCGCCGCTCCAACCAACCCAGAATTCGACTGAGGTGAAACATGAAGGCTTGGGCTATCATCAGCGTTGCAAGACAGGTCGACGGCGAGTACTGCGTCGTCAAGGTGGAGAAGGCTTTCACGAGCCAAGCGAAGGCCGGCGAGTACGCAGGGAGCCTTTCCAAAAGGTACGCTGAGTCCATCAAGACCTCTGGCGGGCAGATCAACTGCGTCTGCGAGCGTGGTGTGTTTGAGTTGGATATAGAGTCTGACTGAACTTAGAATTGCACATTTGGAGCGAATCATGGCCACACCGTACAATCCCCTTGAGGGCGAGAAGCCCGAGCTGTCAGTCAAGCTTCACGAGAATAGCGACGATCATATTTCGATCATCGTCGTCCACAAGGACAGGCCGGAGTACCTTAACATCTGCCTCCAGTCCATTGCTGTCACCTCGTTCAATAACAACTACGAGATCATCGTCGTTGACAACGGCAGCGGAAAAGACTCGCAGGAGTTCCTCAAGGACATAGAGGGCGAGGTCAAGGTCGTCAGGAACGAAAAGAACCTTTACTGGTCCGCCGCCTGCAACAAGGGCGTTCAGGCCGCAGACAAGAACTCCAAGTATTTCATCTTCTTGCACTGTGACGTCGTGGTGCTGAACCCGGCGTGGATAGACCTTCTCGTCAACGTCAGCGAGGCCCAGCAGTCTGGATTCGTCGGCATCGACACCCAGTCATACATGATGGGCAATCAGAAGGTTGAGTTCATGCAGGAGTACGTTCTCCTAGTCACCAGGGAGGCGTGGAACGACATCGGTCCTTGGCCGGAGCAGTTGCCGCAGGTCGGGCACACTTTCATCATGACGATGAGGGCCCAGAACAGGGGCCACAAGCCGCAGATCATGAAGAACCAGATCGTTCACCACTACAGGATATTCAGCCTCGACATTTCCGACTACGAGAGGATGACCGAGCAGGCCATGACTACCTTGCCCAAGCTAATGACCGACGTGCAGTCCCGCCCGCTATGAAGTGCAACCTCAAGACCGACGAGATCGCCATCTTCGACGAGATATTCGACTCGAAGGGATTCAAGCATTTCGTGTCATACTTCAACCGCCTTCCATTCGTGTTCAGGCAGTCGCAGGGCTGGTTGAAGATATGGCGCATCAGCGACGGCCAGATACTCTCCAGCCCGGAGAGCTACTACACGAAGATGCCAACGAATACCCCGATCGACTGGATACACAACACCGTCTACCACATAGCGAAGAATTACTTGCAGGACATATGCGGCGAGGAGGGCAAGGACTGGGACGAAATCGTCTACACGCCCTACATCTATCCTGAGGGAACGAAGATTTCGTGGCATGACGACCACGGATACTCAGCGGCTTGCATATTTTACTGCCACGAGGAGTGGAGCCCGCATTGGGGCGGGGAGCTCATGGTCGCCAAGACACCGCCGTTCGACAGCGTCCTTGACGGCGTCGAGCCGGACGACGAGGTTTCAAGGAAGTACACCAACAAGCTACTGAACACCTACGGCTACGGGACATACATATCCCCCGTACCGAACCGGATGGCATTCACGAAGGGATCCGTGTGGCATGGCATCAACCGTGTGGACAAGAGCGCCGGAGACCACATGAGGGCGTCTGTGGTGGCTTTCTTCAAGAAGAGCGACAGGCCAGCCTCCGGATGCCTTGCCGGATCATGCCATTCGGAAGACAAGGGAATCGTCAGTCCTTCTGAAGCTTCGCAACCTTGTCAAGGAAGCTGAACCATCTGTCGTTCTGCCAGATCGCAGGTGCGTGGTTGCAGTACTTTGCGGCGTAGCTCATGCAGAAGATCTCTTCATCCTCTTGGTCAAGAGATTTCTTCTGAGCCGGCCTGTTGAACTTTGCCATCTGCTGCTTCTTGGTTTCTTTGACTAATTTCGACCACTCCTTCTTCAGCTCCTTGTTCATGAGCTTCTCCCACACGAGGTGCGCAATCTCGTGCAGCGTGGTAAAGCCACGGCTGTAGTTCCACGGTGCTGCGACCACTATTTTGTCGTGGTGGATGTAGCCTATGTGGTTCTTGTCGCCGTTTAGCGTGTTGCCTGGCGTGTAGCGGAACCTGTAACCGTCGAGAAGCTTGCGATGCCCAACCGGGATCATCTTGAGCAGGTTCTTGACGTTCTTTTTCTCCTCGGTTTCGAGGAAGACTCTAAATTCCATTTTTCTCTCCACGAGGTATTTATCGGGCTCGCTGATAAATACACTCATGGAAAACAACGAAAAGGTGGGAATCATGTCCGACAACCTGCAGATAGTAAATCCCAGCAACAACGTGACTATCGCCACGAGCACGGACAATCCTTTGATCGTCAGCTACGGCAACACCGCCCTGAACGACGCCTTCGGCAGGCTTCGGGTTAGCAATCCGCACTATGTTTTCGAGGCTCAGAACCAGTACGACGCACAGCCGCTGCTTTTCAACACGGTAACTTCGGGAGGCGGTTCAAGCAGCACGCACTTGCCCAACGAGTCCGCAGTCAACTTGACAGTTGGCACGGGAGCCACGGACTATGTCATACGCCAGTCTAAGCAGTATCTGCGCTACCAGCCCGGCAAGTCGCAGATGATACTCATGACCGGAACTATGGGCGCCGCCGTTGCGAACGTGGCAAAAAGAATCGGCTACTTCGACAACAGCAACGGTCTGTTCTTCCAGCAGACATCATCGGCCCTGTCCGTGGTGAGGAGAAGCTACACCGGCGGTTCTGTGTCCAACACGGCAGTCGATCAGCCAAACTGGAATATCGACACGATGGACGGTAACGGCCCATCTGGTATAGAGCTGGACATGACGAAGTCGCAGATTTTCATCATCGACCTTGAATGGCTCGGTGTGGGCAGGGTGCGCTTCGGCTTCGTGGTCGACGGGACGATCTATTACTGTCACGAGCTTCTCAACACAAATTTCTTGTCAACAGTGTACATGACCACGGCCAACTTGCCAGTGCGTTATGAGATTGCAAACACGGCTGTGTCTGCTGGCGCAAGCATGAAGGCGATCTGCTGCTCGGTGTCTTCAGAGGGCGGATACGACAAGTTTGGTTTCCCTTTCTCGGTTGGCCGTGGAGCATCCTACGCATCCGTGACCACCCGCCGTCCAGTCCTGAGCATCAAACCAAGACTCACTTTCAACAGCATCACAAACCGCATGGACTTCGACATTACCGGAATAGAGGTTGTTTCATCTACTTACACCTCATACTTCGAGGTGGTCCTGAACGGAACTTTGACAAACGCAACATTCAACAACGTCGATGCGACCTACAGCGGTATGCAGTTCGACATTGCTGCAAATGCTATCTCTGGCGGAATAGTTCTCGCTTGCGGCTACGCCGTGGCCGGTGGCCCCGGGGCTAATGCGACGGGCGGCGTGGTGCAGAAGCTCGTAAAGAATCCCTTGTGCGTGAACTACGCTGCAAGTGACTCGGACATACTGAGCATAGTGGCGACCAGCACGGACACCCAAGATCCGCCGAGGGCAGCCGCCGTAGGGGCCGTCATTTCTTGGCAGGAAATTCGGTAGACCGGAAAAGCGTTTTCCTGCCGTACATAAAGGCATG